TCTAACCCAGTAGTAATTGCTGGGGGAGTAGTCAAAATAACACGGTATTGATTCGCTCTTGCGCCACCACCGATAAGGTTTGATTTAAAGTCGTCTATGCTAGCCATGATTAACCTCCTACCTCACTAAATGCAACGCCAGTTCTTACGGCGATGAAACTTAGTGTAATAAAGTTGATAGAACGAGCAGGTTTGATGTAGATGTCAGCGACAAATTCATTCCTGTCGATTACCTCACCTGTGTTGTTAGTGTCATCGGCAACTACTGAGAAATCAGTAATACCTCTTCTACCTTGAACATCACGAAGGAAAGGTTCAACCAAGTTCTTAAACTGTGCTTGAGTAAACGCATCGTTAAACTCAAATAGTTGGAACTTAGCAGCAGTTGAGATTGCTTTTTCAAGAACAATGAACAATCTACGGACGTTAATCCTATCGAATGCACTTGGTCTAGACAATGCAGTTTTATCTCCAAAGAGAACAGTACCTTGGCCTGGGAACGTACAAACAGGGTTAATACGAGCAGGATAAAGAATATCTCTTTGTGCTTTGGTTGGGTTAAATGCAAGTTTAACTGCACCACGAATCTGTCCTCTGTTGTAACCAGCTGGTGAGAACCAAGGGTCAGCAACACTATCTGTATTCGCAGAAAGTCCAGCGATATCACCGTTCAAAGGAACGTAACGATATACGTCTGCATACTTGTCGTACATATACTTGTATCCAGAATCGAATACTGCATATGATGAACTTGCAAGGTTATCAAAGAAACCTTTTACGTTAGTTGCTTGTGCAGCACCAGTAGTCACACCAACAACATCTGCTCTACGAGGAGAGATGAAACCAACACAATCTTTACGAGATTCGCACAAGTCCATAATCATGGTTGCGTGTGCTACTCCGTCTGTAGCAGCAGGACAAGAACCTGCCATTACTAAGTTAATGTCTACAGTTTCAACATCACTGAATAAACCATATGCAAGGTCTAATTCACCAATTGTTGGGTTATCATCTGTACCACCTGTTAAAAGTGTATTTAAGACACCAGCATGTGTTTGTGTTGATGCGTATGAAGCACCACTTGCAACATCAGTTCCAGCTTGAGTCAATGAACCGTTGTGATCCATCCACCAAACATACTGTGAACCTACGTTGATTTTGTTTGCGTAGAAGTTAGTTCCACCTTGTGCTGTTTTAGCACCAGATGCTTGTGATACAAATGCGTATGTTTCTAGAACTGCAAGAGTTCTTTGTCCAGCAACATCTGAATCATAACCACTTAACGCACCAGTTACGTCATGCACAACAACGTGCATTTCGTCAGCAGATGCACCTTTAGAAGTTGCCCATGTTGATGTGCCTGGAGCAGCATCGAATAGGTCATAAAACTTCCAACGTCTACGAACATTAGTCGCAGCAACGAGTGCAGATTTTAGTCCACCACCGTTTGGATTATCTAGTTGTCTGATAGTTAGGTTGTCAGTTGCGATTGCAGTAACTTCGTACTGTGAACCGTCTGCTTCTCCGAAGTGAACGATATCGCCTACGTTATAAGCGCCACCGCCGTCACCAGCAGAACCACCACCGTTGTCAACTCCGACAACTGTTGCTCCAGCAGCAGGTGTTCCAGTTGTTACACCTAATACTCCAGCGTTACCACTGAATGTTTGTTCGTATGCGATTGCGTTAGAACATACAGATACACCAAGAGCGTTGCCCCAAGTGCCTGGATATTTTGCAGCGAAATCTCCTACTGAACCAGAACCGTCAGCGTAGTTACTATCGTAATCATTATCATTTTTAATCTTCAGTCCAGAACCGTTACCTGTTGCATTGACAGCAGCAGTATCTGCTCTGACAACACGAAGTCCGTTTGTGTACTGAAGAAAGTTTGCGGCAGTAAACCAGTTCTCAAAGTTATTTGAGTCGGGTTTACCAAAAGTCTCGACAAGTTCTTGCTCTGAACCGATTGGTATGATTTGATCTACAGGGCCTTTTGAAAAGCCTGAAGCAATCGCACCAATTGAAGTCGCAACAGCAGGAACAACATTAGTCAAGTCTATCTCTTTGACGAGAACGCCTGGGGATACTTGAAATGCCATTAGTTTTTTCTCCTTTTTGGATTCAATAATTTAGTTTATCTCAATCTTACGAATATATTTATAAAAACCCATCTCTACACTTTGTATTTTTATAGGTTCTCTAGCACATAAATAAATGTATGTCAGAGTTCTATCAAAAGTATAAAGACACCATTAAACGTGTATCTCAACGTAATTATAGGCAACGTATCATATGGGTGAACGAACACCTACAGGATAAGTACTGTCATTACTGTGGAGAATCCGAAAATGCATGTCTCCAATTCCATCCTTATGAGACAGAAATTCGTAAACGCACAAAACGTAAAGGGCTTAATGAAGAATCCAGACAAGAAATCGTGGATTTAATCAATCAGTCAAAAGTCGTTTGTGCTAATTGTTACTTAAAATTAGAAAATGATCTAATTGATATTATGTAGTATTTTACTGTTTTCTACCAATCAGAATCATGTGTTCTAACTACAGGGCTCCACCTAGTACCGTATTCATCAACAACAGTCTCACCATAAGGTGCATCTACTCCATTATCCATAAATCCAAATGGTGCCATGTCCTGTTCTAACTGATTCTGTTGTTCTGCAAACATCCTTGCACGAATATCATCATCAGTTAATTCTTTAAAATAAGTCTGTTGAACCAACCATCCAAACAATACACAACACATTGCAAGGTCATCTGTGTGTCCTTCCTCTGCTTCATATGATTGTCCTTTAAGAATAAAGGTAGAGAATTCTGTAATTAAATCATAATCATTGATAACCATCTTATCTGTCTCAATGATTTGTTTAATATTTGAACAACCTAGTCTTTTAACAGCCTTAGTTGTTCGTACCCCAAGTTGTGCTTTTCCACCGCTAAAACCACCTCCAACGACTTGACCCGCACGACCACGCATGCTTGCCATTATTAGGTTCTCATACTCTAAGTCAAATTGTAGTGCAGTGGCAACTTGTTCACCGATATCATTTACCTCTACCATAACGTATGCCATATTATATGCATTTGCAACATCATGGATAATATTAGGGAATAGCATTGGTTTAATCTGATTGTCACGATATTTTGCAACAATATTATACGGTACTGTAGATACATCAAATACAATGAATGCAGAGTAATCATTATTCGTACCCCTTGATACGTCTGCGACAATAACATAGGTCGAACCATGTTGAGGTTTCTCGTACATATCCAAACCAGCATTAGATGTGATTGGATTCTTAAATGCCATAGATTTAATTTTAGTAGGATGTATAAGGGTGTTTGCACTACCTAAGAACTCACACTCAAACTCTCGTTTGAACTGTTCCTCAGATGTATTGGCAATAGTTTCATTCTTCCATTTATCATCTCTGCCTGGCACTTGACTCCAGTGTACATCTACAATGTTATATGAGTTACGTTTATTCTCTGCGTCTACCCACAACTTGTAGAATAGATTCATACCGTTAGGTGTAGAAACAATAATAACTTTAGTAGATTTACCAGATGAGATTGTAGGATACACAGAACTGAAAAAGTCCTCTGCTACGTTAGTTGGAACGAATGCAAATTCGTCCAAGAAAATCATGTTGAATGAACCACCACGAACTGCACTTGAAGATGTAGAAGATGCAACTACTCTACTACCATTCTCTAAGTCTACTGAACCTTTATTCCAAGATACCACACCCTGTTGTAACCACTTAGGAAGATTCACATATGCGAGTTGCAGTCTGCCAAGAATGTCCCTTGCAGTCGCAGCTTTGTTCGCTAGAATGGCAACATTCATGTTAGGATTGAATAGAACGTAGTGAAGAATATAAGATACCATAGTCGTGGATTTACCAGACTGTCTTGGCATCTTACATATAGTGAATCTATCGTTGTGGATTGTCTCTACAATATTCTCTTGGAAATCATAGAGTCTAAAAGGTACTAAACCCTCATCTAAAGATACAATCTTGATATAGTTTTTAATGAAGTATATGGGGTCTTCCATACACTTCTGATATTCAAGTATGTTTTCTTTCGTCCAATTTACAGGGACGTTAGATTTCTTTAGAAGGGGGTTGCCCAGATAATGATTTTCTGACATAATATAACCTTAACTCGCACTCCCTTATTAGGGAATTATTTTAATGTGTTAGGCCTAAGTCCAACTAAATTTCTCTGCAAGGTAATCACCCCAGTAGTTCATTTCAGTATCAGAGATTGTTCTACCTTCCCAATAAATAACTTCTGCTATTTTACCTTTATAGACATGAGAATTTGAGTAACTAGCTTGGAAATTAAACATAGCTATTTT